GGCAAATCTCATTTGCATTTCTGTAAGTCTTTTTGGTAAACCCATATTGACAATTTAAGGTAACTATCCTATATTGTCAACTATGGAAAAGAAAGGAGATAACGATTTGGAAGAAATAATTCAAAGACTAAAAGATAGAATTAAAGACTTAGAAGCTATCAATGAAAGCCATAGAAAGTTAAATGGAGAATTAAGAGAGGAATTAGAAAATGTTCGTAAAACATCTACAAGAATACTTAGATAAATTTACCGATGGTAAAAAAGGAAATGCAGTTTCTAATGCTCGTATCTACATGCATGTCGGTGGTCACTTAGAAGAAATAAGAAGAATTGAAGTTCAAGAGTCAAATATTATTGGACAAACATCTGTTCGTGTAGTATTAAAACCAGCAGATAGTAAAGTAATTATCGCTCCCACAAATCCGGAATAGAAAGCATTAGTTACCTTGAAACCTGAGCGAAAATTATATGAAAAACTTAAAAAATCTGTACCACAAATTTCGTGGATTAGACTTGAAAATCTTAGTCTTTCCGGTACTCCTGATCTATTGGGCTATAATAATTCTGGCACCTTTTTCACTGTAGAACTTAAAGTTACGAAGAGTAACAAGGTACGTCTTTCACCACATCAAATTGCGTTTCATGTGAAGCATCCTAACAACTCATTTATCTTGGTAGAGACCCTCGGTCCGGGTACCGTGAAACTTTTTCCAGGGACCATGGTCCGGGAGCTTGATGCTTGTGGCTTGAAGCTTGAGCCTCTATGCTTGACGCTTGACGCTTGTGGCTCCTTCTTCGAGGAGCTTGGTGCTTGAAGCTTGAGGCTTGTTGCTTGAAGCTTGACGCTTCTGGCCCTGACCAGGTGCACGCATGCTTGAAGCCGTCGCTTGTTGCTCGCTAATGACCTGATCAGATTTATTACGCTCGCGTAATTTTTTATAATAGTTTGGGTGCCTGAACATTTAATGTTGCCCGTATGATATATTTTTTATTTCTTTATTCCAGCAATTTCTACAGTCCTTGCATTCGTTGCCCTGATTAGGAGCTGGGCAGCTAGCGCCAGATGTAACCACGGTCGATGTATGAGACCAGGAGCCGGCGGGCTCCTGATCGATCATAGGCATGGAAAAACGAATTATTAAATTGTCTGGAGCTCTCTTCACATGGTCCTTTATCCATGCTTCACGGGTTGGCATCCAGTGACGCTTGTCAGGTGTGAGCTTGCATACTTCATAAATTTTGTTTAGGTGATCCAGATCCTGAACGTCGCCGCTGTCATGCCATCTAAATACGTCTGGCTTCTTACTGTTGATCAGGTGCGCCATTGCCTGGACCCAGGCTGGGTCCTTGATTGCCTTCAGTCTCCTGTACTGTGCATCCTGAACAACCTTAAAGACATAACAGCCCTTGAGCGCATAACAGTCATAACAGACAGAGTTTTTTATATCCCTGAGCTTAGAGCCTGTCTTGCATTCTTTCGCAGGTATACCAAGGGACCAGCCGGGCATTTTGCCAGGCTTACTCAGGCTGCCGCCTATTATTTTAAATGCTTCATCTGTTTTCATTTTAAACTTATTTTTGTTAATTCCATTTCCGAGTCTTTGTACAGCTCATCGCTGTGGTTTAAAACTTTGTCAACAGCCTCCCTGACCGGTTCGTTGCTGTGATTTTTACTATCTAAAAACTGGATCACTTCAACTAGTGCTGCTTGTTGTTTTTGTAATAATTTAATTGTTGCTTTCATACTTTCTTCTCCTTTAGTTTATGGGACACAATAACATTATAATTCTTTCTTGTCAAGCTTGTGGCTTGACGCTTGCAGCTTGCGGCTTGACGCTTGTAGCCGTTGGCCTCGAGCCATCGCCAGTGGTTCACTAATATTCTATTTGTTTCGGGTCCTGGTTTTCTACTCATAAATTTCTTTCTGTTAGTCCTTGAGGCCGCGTCCCTCTATAGCTGCAGGTTAAAGGTTAACCATCCAACCGTTTCGCCTTCGGTATTGCGCCTCAAAGACAAATACCAGTATATAGGATAGTCCCTCATTAGTCAAGTGCCATAATGTCGCACCTAGTTGTTAATTAGAATCATTCTAAACTGATCCCAAGTCCCAGGGGACAGCGCGCCATCCTTGCTGGGACCAGGGATCAGTTCTAGCTGTTCATTGCACGAAGACGGCATAATGCGGTGTGACGTACAACACAACTAGAAGTTTTTAATTCCGTAATTAGCAAAAGGGAATATATCCTATATAGTCCCTTGACAATCTATTGTCAATAGTATAGTTTAAAAAAATGAAAGGAAATATAAATATGGAAAAACAAAAAAAGATAACACTTAACGCTGACAAGCGAAAAGTGATTGCTGACCAATTTCAATCTTTTTATGAAGATAAAGTAAAAGATAAATTGGTTCGGGCAAAAGAACAATACGACTTGATTAGAGAAAAAGCAAAAGAGCAAATTGAAAAAGTCGTAAGATATCATCAACCGCAAGAGGACGTTGATACAATTAGAAAGATGATTTCTAAATATAGCAATAGCGGTGGTGACTTATATGAAGATAATTGTTTCTATGTTCAAAGACCAATTACTAAAGTTGATGAAGACGGAAAAGAATATACTGACAATCAAGAAGTTCATATAAGATTTGACATGGGTAGAAATTTTGCAAAAGCATATTATCGAGATGAGATGAAAGCAAAAGGTCTTAACCCTGATTATTATTTGTCTATTGAAAATGATTACTCAAAAAGAAACCCAAAATATTATAATGATGAAAGTAATTGTAATAAATTTTTAGGTTTCAATACATCTTCTAATGATGATAAATCTATCATTACACCTAAAGCAAAATGGGAAAATGATTTTAAACTTTGGGTTATTGGTAGTTCTTATTGCCATTCAAGAAATTTTAGAGTTGACGAAAGCACTTTAGAATTTTTTAAGATGTATAAACAAAGTGCGGAAAATGTAATTAAAGAACATGAACAAATGTATAATTATGTTGAGAGCAAAATGAAAACTTTAAGATTAGGTTTAAAATCTTATAGAACATTTGACCAAGCAAAAGCACTTGCAGATAAAGTTGGAGTTGTTTTAAATGAGAGTATGTTAAATGAAAGTTCTAGTTTAGCATTATCAATTTATAGTCCTGATAATCTTGCAAGTCTTTTAGAAGATAAAGAGGTCTTAACAAGAGAACAAAAGGTTATAATTGCAAGAAAACAAATGCAACAAAATAGTTTAAATTAACTATTGACAATGTTAGGGATATCCTATAATATCCCTAACATAACAAAGGAGAAAGACATGGAAAACAACAAAACATTTTATATAGTTTATTATTCTAACAAGGATAAAAAACATATAACAAGACGAGGAAAGCACGACGAGAAATCAAGATACGGAACATCTAAAAAAGGTGTACCTTATTATGTTTATTATGATTTAGACGCTCATGGATATAGAACAGCGTCGCAATCTTGGAAAGTGAGGACGTAATGGAATATAATTGGTGCCATGGTCCGAGTTGTCATACTAGTCATACACAAGATAGAATAAGAGGTGTTAAAGGTTCAAAGGTTTTAAGGACTAGAAAGATCGCTCAAAATAATTGGAACAAGAATACAGTTTGGAGTTCTTTTTGTAGTCAAGGTTGTTGGAACGATTTCATGAACGAGCATTGGGCTGAGTTCATGGCTCTATATCCAAGAACCGAGGCTCTCGAAACTCCAATAGATGTACAAGTAGAAACTAAATACGATTATCATGATAACCCATATAAAATAAAAGTTATAAAAGAGGTTGACAGCGGCGAACAAGTAGGATAATATAGGACCATAACAGAAAGGCATAATATGACTAAAACACTTAAAAAAGAATATCAACCCGGCGGATCTCAAAGACAGTTTATTTTAGATAAGGCTGTTGATTATTTACTTCAACCGGGGTTGCAAGGTGCTAAGCATCAGTTTTGTTTAGAACAATTAATGATGACCGAGACCGAGTATCTCGAAGCATTAAACAAAGCTACCAACGGTGGCGTTGTGAGGTCAGCATGGAACTAAAGATTATAGAGAATGTTAAAGATGAGCCGACACTAAAGTCGGCTCAAGACTTTGTAGGCGGATACGTTGAGGGTATCTCTTTCCCTAATGGTGATTATCTTATCATCAATGAGGAAGGTAAGTTAAGAAACTTACCTTTAAACCCCGAGGCTACAGCACTTTGGAAAGCAACGTTCGACAACGATAACTTTATTACGGGCCGTAATGATTTTGTTGTTGGCCCCGCTATCCTAATAAAAAAACAAGCCCTAAAGCGTTGGGCTAGCTAATCAAGAACCCTGGCGCTAATGCGCCAGGGATCCTAACCAATTCCCAATAATCAATTATAAGTTGTACCCCACCCCCCTTTTTACAAAAAAGGGGTCCCACTACTCTAGGTTGTATTGCTTGATTTACAGTGTTATAGCTGTTAAAAACATGTCGAACATCTTATAAGGATGCAAAAATTTTTTAAAAAATTTTTATGAATTTAAATAAAGTTGACATAAGTAAACTACCTGCAGACGTTAGAAAAACTTTTAAAAAACTGCAAGTCATGCATGCAGAAAAAAAGATACAGAATAAAGCTAAAGATGACTTCTTATCCTTTGTCAAATGTATGTGGCCCGATTTTATAGAGGGGTCCCACCACAGACACATAGCAGATAAATTTAATAAATTAGCAACCGGTGAAATAAATCGTTTGATCATTAACATGCCTCCTAGGCATACAAAATCTGAATTTGCATCTTACTTGCTACCAGCATGGATGGTGGGCCGTGAGCCAAGGCTCAAGATCATACAGGCAACGCACACAGGAGAACTCGCAATCAGGTTTGGTCGAAAAGCCAAGAACCTAATTGATAGCGAAGACTATACAAAAATTTTTAAAACAAGATTACAAGAAGATAGCAAAGCCGCTGGTAGGTGGGAAACAGCACAAGGCGGAGAATACTTTGCAGCTGGAGTTGGCGGTGCAATCACTGGCCGGGGTGCTGACCTATTAATTATTGATGACCCACACTCGGAACAAGATGCAATGTCCAAGACAGCTCTAGAAGGAGCTTACGAGTGGTACACATCAGGTCCTCGTCAGCGTTTACAGCCAGGTGGTAAAATAGTTTTAGTTATGACACGTTGGTCAACAAAAGATTTAACAGGTATGTTAGTTAAGAATCAAACAGAAGCAAAAGCTGATCAGTGGCACGTGGTCGAATTTCCAGCGATCATGGATCAAGGATCAAAAAAAGCTAAACCAGTATGGCCCGAGTATTGGAAGTTAGACGAATTAGAAAAAGTACAAGCAACACTACCGGTTGCTAAATGGAATGCACAGTGGATGCAATCACCAACCTCGGAACAAGGAGCTATATTAAAACGTGAATGGTGGCGAACATACAAAGGAGAAGATATTCCAAGAATATATCATGTGATACAATCTTACGATACAGCGTTTCTTAAGAAAGAAACTGCAGACTATAGTGCGATAACAACGTGGGGTATATTTTACCCATCAGAGGATGAAGGGGCTAATTTACTTTTACTTGATGCTATCAAAGGTCGGTACGAGTTTCCAGAACTAAGGCGCTTGGCCCTTGAACAATATAAATACTGGCAGCCTGAAACAGTTATTGTTGAAGCAAAAGCTAGTGGTTTGCCTTTAACCTACGAGCTTAGAAAAATGGATATACCTGTTGTAAATTTTACACCTAGTAAAGGAAACGACAAACACGCTCGTGTGAATGCAGTTGCACCTTTATTTGAAAGTGGTATGATATGGCGTCCCGAGCAAAAATTTGCTGAGGAGGTCATTGAAGAGTGTGCAGCATTCCCATATGGCGACCATGATGACTTGGTTGATTCGACTACTCAAGCTCTCATGCGATTTAGACAAGGCGGTTTGATTGGTCACCCTGAAGATTATGTGGATGAAAAAACTGCTCAACGTAAACGAGAGTATTATTAATGGATGATTTAATTAAGGTATTAATGGAGCTAATGCAGAAGGGCCCTAGAAAAACGGGTGGTATTCTGGATACAGCAGAAGGTGTAGAGTTTTTAGGTAAAGCACTGACAAAAGAACAAAAAGGAGATCTAACTCTTATAGGTTCTAAGTTAACTGATGCTAGTAGATTTATTCCTTTTAGTATTAGAAACATTGGCCGTGATCAAAGGTACTTGAAGATAAATCAATACAGAAATGATTTAGAAAAATCTTTTAATAAGACTATAAAATTTTTACAAGAAAATCCTGACATTCGTTTAACAGCACAACAAAGAGACAATTTAATATACAACATTAGTGTGTTTAGAAGAGTTAATGCAGAAAATACAAAATTAGAAAAAGGTATTATAGACGAGGGTAAAACATTAGAAGAAGTTAAAAAAGAAAGTTTAAAAACTGCAGATGTTGATGAGTTAACTTTTGGTCAAGCGATGAGTAAAATTTTAGATCAATTAAATGATGTAAAAAACAAATCTAAAAAAATAAAAGAGATTGCTGAGGAAAGTATTTTTACTCCAAACGTATCAAAAGAAGCAGAGCTAAGACTTAAAAGACTTTACTATGGCAAAGGTTTTACAGGTAATGATTCAAGGTATAGAGGACTTGGTAGTTTCTATTTACCAAAATTGCACGAGGCTGGTATTATAAAATTAGATGATACTATATATGAAAATTTAGTTAAAGGTGCACACCATTATGGTGGTGCTATGACTTTTGCACCAGATCCAGTTCGTATTTGGAGAAAACATTTTGGTGACGAGATATTTGATAAGTTAGACAATTTTAGAGCTGAAGATGGAGAAGATATATTTAAGTGGATTGAAAGAAACAACGTTCAACCAACTAATGTAAAAGGACCAAAGTCTGCAACAGATTACTTACACCCTGTTGAGATAAGCCAGTTGTTGGCTGATGAGCAAAAAGTATTTACTGCTTATAAAAATCCAAAAGCAAAATCAAGTAGAGAATATTTTAACATAGATGATCCAAACATGCAGATGGATAGAATAACCTTTCATGGAGAAAATATAAGATCTTTAGAAGAATCATTACAAAGATTAGATCCTGATGCCTACAGAGAATATTTTAAAATAAAACCAAGAACAGAAAGTCCAACCGTTGTTTCTTTTGAACCAAAAGAGGATTTAGCACAAGGAGGCATAGTTGGCTTACATATTTGATCCGATACGTAATACATTTGTAGATGACGAAGACAAAAGTTTTGGTAATAAATTTGCATTAGTTGACATGGACAATGTTAACACTCCAGATTTAGATCAAACACCAGACTCAATTCTTAGACCTGGTGAAACGTTAGAAGATTTTGATGTAACATTTAGAAGACCTAATGCTAAAGGTGGTAGAGTTAATTTTGCATTAGCAGGTTTAGCTATACCTCCCTTATCATATGCTACAAATTTAGGTGTTGCTAAAATTTTAGGCATCACTACAGCAGGTTTAGGAGCTAAAGAATTAGGAGACAAAGTTTTAAATAAGATACAACAAAATCCAGAAATATTAAACGATCCAAGATTTAAAGCTGCTGCTTTAGCGTTTGGTATAACCATTCCTGGTTACATTGCACCTGATGCAGATGAGATGGAAAGAGAAAAAGAAAAAATTAGAGAGATGACTAAACCTGTTGGTTTTCCAGCAGAGCCTCAAATAGATGTTCCGTTAGCAACAGGTGAAAAACCAGAAGTTAAAATAGATACAAAAGAATCTTTTCCTGCAGGTGAAACTATGAAACCTATCGTAGAAGGTTTTCCTGCGGACACAGAACAGCTTCCAATTATTTTTTTTAATAAAAAAAATAAAGATGTAACAGAAGTTAAAGATACTTTTGATACTATAGAAGGTTTATATAAAACAGGTAGGTCAAATGAAATACCTGAATACAGAACAAAAGATTTTGCAACTAAAGTAAAAAACATTGTAGACAATAATTATGGTGGTAACATTTCTAAACTAGCGGGGGAAATTGGTATTGAAAGAGTTAGAATAAATTCTTTATTTAAAAAACATGGAATTAAAGCTTTACGAGAAGGTAATAAAACCATGCAAACTATTTTCTTAGAAAAGGATCAAGATAAATTATTTTTAAAAGATTTAACTGATAACATGAAATATGATGATCAGTATTTAATAGATAGAATAAAAGAAAGATATCCCGACTACGAAAAAAATAAAAAGAAATTTTTTAATTTTAAAGATCTTGCAGAAATGACAGGTACATCATTTAGAACAGATGATTCTAAAAAATTAAAAACAGATCAAGATTTTTTTCAATCAAAATTAAGAACAACAAATAAAAAATTTAATTTAAAAACACAACCTGGTTTTGGAAAAGAAATTAAATATCAACTTGAAGATTTTGTTAAAAAATTTACAAAATATAATTCAAGTAAACCCGTTGCAGGTTCAGGAAACTTTCAATCTAAACAAAGAAAAGAATTTTTATTAAAACAAGATAGTGCTCTTGTTAAAGTAAAAGATAATGTTAAAACTAATGTTAGAGAAATAACAAAAAATGTATTAGGTGATAATTTTACACAATATGCTCTTGAAAACATTGGTCATGGTGTTGCTGTAAATAATCAGATAGCTTATCCAAAATTATTTAAAAATTCAAATGTAGGTATAGCAACAGAAATTTTTCAAGATCCTGTTTTAAACGTTGAGGTATTATCAGGTAGAAATTCAACTGCAAAAGGTTATGAATCTAGTGAAAGAAAATTTTATTCTATACTAGAAGATTTAATTGGTAAAAAAGTTACTGATGAAAATATAAAAATAGCTACAGATGCACTTAATGGATTAAATAATTTAAGAGATCAGGCAGCAAATGATAAAAGATTAAATACAAATTTTTTAAAAGATCAATCTAACAGAATACCAAAATTTGAATTAGATTTACCAGAAATAGGTAAAAAATTTAAAAGCGGTTTTTTAAATGTGGATATGTCTAATATAGATCCTTCTGTTAGTGTAGGTAGAATATTAGAAATTAACCCAGATGCTAAAACACTTAATGATTTGTCAAAAGAAGAACAACAACTTTATGCAGAAAATTTAAAACAACAATTAGCTGACTACACAAAATATTTTTATACAGAGGCTAAACTAGATAAAGATGATGTTAATGATTTGTATGAAACATTAATGGAAGATAATTCTGTTAAAGTAAAAAAAGCATCAGGTGGAGGTGTTGAGATTACTCCACTACCAAGATTAAATTTTTCTGCGGGTGGCACAGATAATTTTGCAGCAGAGTTAGAATATTATTTTACAAACCCAGATGCAGAACTACCTAAGATGCAAACATTTGAAGAAACATTAAATCCTATTGTAATGATTAACGACATGATAGATCCAAGAAACTATCCTTTCTACGCTGATCAATTAGTTCAAGGTGGTATTCGTGTAGGCGAGTTTGCAACTAAAATTCTACCTGCAACAGGACAATTAATTTCTGATCTTATACGAAAACCTGCGTTTAAAATTACAGGAGCTTCAGGTCAAGGTTATGTGCAGGATTACGATGAGTTACCACAAGGTGCAAAGCTTAAAGGCACAGGAATATTTTCTGAATTTTTAGAAAACATAACACCAACAGCAACAGAAAAAAAACTTGGTTTAGATAAATTAATAGAGGCAGAAGAACAAAAAATGAGAGACAGAGGATCTACAGTTGCACCAAAAGTTTTAGGTGAAACTTTAAGTTTAGGTATTGAGTTTGGCTCACCAATATTTCCGGGTCTTAAATTATTAAATTCATTTGCAAAAGCTAGAAATTTACCAAACGATAAGGTTACACAAAAAATATTAGAAAAAGAAATTGATGAAGTACTAGAAACAAAAGGCATGAACCGAAGAGAATTTTTACAAGCAACGGGTGCTGGTGCAACATTAATGATAGCAAAAATGTTAGGCTTTGGAGATGATTTTGCAAAAACAGCAAAAGTTGCAAGAACAGCATCATCTGTCATGGATACAACTGTTGAGGGTATGCCTGCATGGTTTAAAGATTCAGTGTATGCTATCGAGAGAAAAGGTCTTCTAAAATCTAGAGGAGACATAAAAGGTATAGAGCCAGATTTCTTTGAGATAACTCTTGATACAAAACTAGGTAAGAAAAAAGTATTGATGAGTAAAAATAATACAAATGGTGAAATTACATTAGATTGGACAACAAGTTATTATGATACGGAGCTTCCAGTTACCATAACTTATAGACCTGGTCAGCAAGGAAAACAAAATTTCTTATCTGACCCAGAGATTCCGCAATCAGTAGAAAAATATGATGTAGAAGTTGAAGCGCCAGAGTTCGAATATAAGACAGTTGATGCTGAAAGTATGGGACCTGAAGATGCAAATTTTGACTCTGCTATAAATTTAGATATTAAAGAAGAAGCAGATGCTGTAGTTGAGGCGTTAGAAGAATTAGGAATAGGTCTAACTAAAAAACAAAAGGAAGAGGCAGCAGAAAATTTTAAATATTATAATGATGTAGAATTAGACGAAGGCTCAGGTCCTGATACAATGAATCCAATAGATGAAAATGATGCATTCCCATTTTTAGATGAGATTGAAAGAAACAAATGATCAAAAAACTAACTAGAACAGTGCCCCCTAAAAGAGGGCCTAACCCACAGGGGTTGAATGTTCCCTTAAAACAGGTTAAAACAATAAACCCGGAGAATATAAATGGCAGATATAGACAAAACGTTACCAAACGTAAAAACATCAATCGAGGTTAATCCTCAAGAAGAAATAGAAATAGAAGAACAGAAAGCTGTAGAAGCAGCTGATCCTGGCGTAGAAGTTAATCCATTAGAAGATGGTGGGGTAGAAGTAAATTTTGATCCAAGTAAAGTTAATATTGAAGGTCAACCAAGTCACTTTGATAATTTAGCAGAACTTTTACCTGAAGATATTTTAGAACCTATTGGAACAGAACTTACACAAAATTATTTTGATTACAAAATGTCTAGAAAAGATTGGGAACAATCTTATACAACAGGTTTAGATTTATTAGGATTTAAATACGAAAATAGAACAGAACCTTTTCAAGGTGCATCTGGAGCAACACACCCAGTTTTAGCAGAAGCAGTTACACAATTTCAAGCAGGCGCTTACAAAGAATTATTACCAGCTGAAGGTCCGGTTAGAACACAAATAGTAGGTAGACCAGATCAAGAAAGAGAAGCTCAAGCACAACGTGTTAAAGATTATATGAATTATGAACTTATGGAAAAAATGGATGAGTATGAACCTGAGTTTGATCAAATGTTATTTCATTTACCACTCGCAGGATCTACTTTTAAAAAAGTTTACTATGATGATTTACTAGAAAGAGCTGTTTCAAAATTTGTTCCTGCTGATGATTTAGTTGTGCCTTATTCTGCAACTTCATTAAATGATGCAGAATCAATAATTGAAACATTAAAAATTTCAGAAAACGAATTACGAAAACAACAAGTCGCTGGATTTTATTCTGATGTAGATTTAGGTCCTCCAGGAAATATAAAACAAGACGATGTTGAAAAAAAAGAAAAAGAATTAGATGGCACTAAAAAAACAGGAAGACAAGAACCTATTTACAATTTATTAGAGTGTCATGTAAATTTAGATTTAGAAGGATTTGAAGATAAAGACTCAGAGTTAAATCCAACAGGAATAAAATTACCATACATAGTTACAGTTGATGAAGGTTCAAAAAAAGTTTTATCAATTAGACGTAACTATCAACCAACAGATCCAAAGAGAAATAAAATTTCTTATTTCGTCCATTTTAAATTTCTTCCGGGTTTAGGATTTTATGGCTTTGGATTAATTCATATGATTGGCGGATTAAGCAGAACTGCAACGGCTGCTCTCCGTCAATTATTAGATGCAGGAACATTATCAAATCTTCCAGCAGGATTTAAACAAAGAGGTGTAAGAGTTAGAGACGAAGCTGCACCTATACAACCAGGCGAGTTCAAAGATGTTGATGCACCAGGTGGATCATTACGTGATGCATTCTTTCCATTACCATACAAAGAACCATCACAAACATTACTACAATTAATGGGTATAGTTGTTGGCGCTGGTCAAAGATTCGCGGCGATTGCTGACATGCAAGTGGGAGACGGTAACCAGGCAGCCGCAGTTGGAACCACAGTCGCTCTTCTTGAGAGAGGCTCACGAGTTATGTCTGCAATTCATAAAAGATTATATGTTGGCATGAGACAAGAATTTAAGTTACTTGCAAAAGTTTTTAAAACATATTTACCACCAGTTTATCCATTTGATGTTGTTGGAGGTAGAAGAGAAATAAAACAAACTGATTTTGATGACAGAGTAGATATTCTTCCTGTTGCAGATCCTAATATATTTTCTATGGCTCAAAGAATTACAATGGCACAAACAGAATTACAACTTGCAACATCTAATCCACAAATTCATAATTTGTATGCAGCGTATAGAAAAATGTATGAAGCTTTAGGTGTAAAAAATATAGATCAAATTTTACCTCCTCCAGCTCCAATGCAGCCTATGGATCCTGCACTTGAACACATTAATGCGTTGGGTGGCAAACCTTTTCAAGCTTTTAGAGGCCAAGACCATAGAGCACACGTTACAGCTCACTTAAATTTTATGTCAACTAACATTGTAAGGAACAATCCGCAAGTTATGGGTGCTGTACAAAAAAATATTTTAGAACATATTAGTTTAATGGCTCAAGAACAGGTAGAATTAGAGTTTGCACAAGCATTAGAACAAATTCAAATGCTTCAAATGCAAGCACAACAAGACCCACAAGCTAAACAAGCGTTAGAAAAACTTTCACAAGACATAGAAGCAAGAAAATCTGTGTTAATTGCAGAGTTAACTGCTGATTTTGCTAAAGAAGAAAAAGAAATTACGTCACAATTTGATGCTGACCCTCTTTTAAAACTAAAATCACGTGAAGTTGACCTTAGAGCAATGGAAAATGAACGTAAAAAAGACAATGATATGGCTCAACAAGATCTTGCAAGAGCAAAATTAGTTCAAGCTAAAGAAATTTCAGAACAAAAACTAGATCAAAACGAAGATTTAGCTAAATTACGTGCTGGAGTTAGTCTTGCGAAGACAGGTGTACAACAAGCGCAAGTTATGATAGACGATAATTAATAAAAGGAGCAAAAAACTATGATGAACTACAAAAAACAAGTAATTAGTTCTGTTCCAGAGCAAAAAGTTGAAGTAGATCCAAGATCTAAGACAACTGCTGACGGTGCTTTCAATGCAATCGCTAAACCAGAAGTGGTTGGCGTAAAAGGCACTAAAAGAATGCTAGCTGGAAAAAGAAAAACTGCAATAGTGGTATAATTATGTGGTTATCGGCAATAAAATTAGCCGTTTCTGCTGGAAGTAAAATATATGCTAATAAGCAGAAGACGAAAATGGCAATGTCAGAAGCACAATTAATGCATGCTTCTCGTATGGCCGAAGGTAAGGAAGCTTACCAGGGTAAATTATTAGAGGCCCGTCAGTCAGACTGGAAGGACGAGGCAGTTTTGATAATTCTTAGTTTGCCCGTAGTAATTTTGGCTTGGGCAGTCGTATCAGATGATCCAGGAGCCATGGACAAGGTAAAATTATTTTTCGATATGTTCTCGCAGCTCCCGTCATGGTTCACTAATTTGTGGATACTTGTCGTAGCGTCGATTTATGGTATAAAGGGAACACAAATTTTCAGAAACGGAGGAAATAAAAATGTCAAATAAACTATACAACAAACAAACTACACCTAAAGGATATAGAGCGGGTGGTAACGTTCAAAAAATAAATAAAGCTTTTGGACCTAAGAAAAATTTAAAAAAAGTTAATTCTAAAAAAAATCCAGGTCTAGCTAAATTACCACAAAAAGTTAGAAACAAAATGGGTTATATGAAAAAAGGTGGAAAAGTATAATGAGAAAAGGTTTATACGCAAATATAGCTGCTAAAAAAGCTAGAATCAAAGCTGGCTCTGGAGAAAAGATGAGAAAAAAAGGTGCTAAAGGTGCACCTACCAAAGCAAATTTTAAAAGAGCAGCACAAACAGCGAGATCATAATGGCAAAACTTTGTCCTAAAGGTAAAGCCGCAGCAAAGCGAAAATTTAAAGTGTACCCAAGCGCGTATGCTAATATGTATGCTTCTGCAGTTTGTTCAGGTAAAGTTACACCAGGTGGTAAAAAGAAAAATAGAAAAAAAGCAATGGGTGGTGGAATGATGATGGATACACCTCGTGCTATGTATAAAGGTGGAGGTCTTTGTACAAAAGGAATGGGTAAAGCTTACGGAAAGAATTCGTAATGGCTGAAAAAGGTTTAAGATCTTGGGTTAAAGAAAATTGGGTCGATATAGCAAACAAAAAGAAAGATGGTTCGTATCCTAAATGCGGACGAAGTGGTGGAGAAAAAAGAAAAAATTATCCTAAATGTGTACCAATTGCAAAAGCAAGAGCAATGTCCAAAGGACAACGTGCGGGCGCTGTAAAAAGAAAACAAGCAAAAGCAAACACAGGACCAACACCATCTAGAGCTGCAACTTTTGCACCAAAAAGAAAAAAAGCAATGGGTGGCGGTTTTATGGCTAGAAGAATGGGAATGAGATAATGAGAAAAGATTTTTCAAAAGGCACTATGCCTGCAAGAAATAAAAAAAACTTTAGATCTACAAAGTCTGGAGCAGGTATGACTCGAGCCGGTGTCAAAGCCTATAGAAGATTAAATCCCGGTTCAAAACTAAAAACAGCCGTGACTGGAAAAGTGAAGCCAGGATCAAAAGCTGCTAATCGTAGGAAATCATACTGCGCTAG